ACGTTCCTAACAAAAAAGACAAGCCGATCATTTCGTGTGGCTTGTCCCATCCAAGTTTTTCCGCAACTAGTGGCGTTAAGTAAATAGCTGACGCAGCCCCAGACAGAACAGTAACTATTCCCTGCATAACTGATTTAATCTTTGGCCAGTCGGTGCCTATTACAGCGCCAATTAACCCGGCCAGTAACTGATTTAAATCAATATGCAGTTTATCCATCGATGTCCCTCGTCGTTTCGCTGACACGTCTCACCTCCGGTAGTTTAACTGAAAACACTGGTAGGTTGCTATCTTGTCGCATGAAGAAGGCAATCAACGCAGTTGTCATAGCCGGTATACCAGCCCTGATGCCTTCTATGCTACACAATAATAAACTGCGTGTCACCATGCCAAATGACGCATTCTCTGGAACGTGCATTGCCTTCCATGCCGAATCAAACTCAGGAGCAGCTGATGCAACAAACGCACCAAGTGCCAAAAGGATTAATCTGCCCCATGCAATATTCATTACTTTCCTCCTGCTTGTGCAACTGGCGGAACAGAAAAAATACCGTTAGGCCCTTTATATGATGGATCAAGTCTAGTCCATAATTGAATGCGCACTTGATCGTACCAATCCCCCCAGAATGCCCTGCCAACAATAGAGGGGTCATCGTAGTTCTTTAATGCTATTTTACGAGCTGCATAACATGGCAACGCTTGCATCAATAAATCGTCACTAATAAATGAAAATGTTCCTGCTCCCGCAGTTATAGCAGTCGGTAGTCCAGCTCCACGTGCAGTAAAAGCAATTGATGTAGACGGAACGGGATAGAAGCCTAAATTGCTATAACCAGCTTCATACCAATAAGTTGGCTCACCAGCTGTGGTCGTGTAACTTAAATCATAAGATCGCAATTCATTTTCACCACAGTGAATAATAGGTGCGGTTGCACTATTAATATGTACTGTTATTGGAAATGCTAATACAGAAGCACTAAAGTCATATGTGCGCCCAGTGTGTGATGCCACAGTCAAAGTAGTTGGCAAGTAAACACACGTTCTGCAAAGTTCAAAAGCTGCATCGTTTAGATACTGTAAAATCACATCATTGCTAGATGTTGTGACACCGCCAACGCCATCTGGTAGTTCTGCAATCACAGAATCAAAAGGTTCGTTTAATAACCTGAGAGTTTCATTTTTAAGATCAACAAAACCTTTTGCCATTACCGTGTCCTTCTAGCGTAAATGCTTGCGTAATTGTCAACCATTGCAAGGCGTTGTAGGTACTCTGGCTTAAATATTTGCATTGCATTAGCATCGCCCATTTGCATACCACGAGCTTGCAATACAGCATAAACTAAACAATCATGTGCAACTTCCGGTAAAGGACATTCAGTTGCATCAGTATTAGGTAATGGAGTTCCAGCTGAATCATATGCCCAGTTATCACCGGGTTGTGCATAACCTTCAATCAGAAGGCCATTTGTAAGAGTAGCGTTTACAGCTGGGTAAACGCTTATATTATTCATCCCTCTCAATACAACTATCTCAGGACGATCACTACTTGGTAGATTTCGCCATGAATCAATATATTGATTACTAAAGTCAAATAATCTAGTTGATTGATACTCGTTTAATGTGTCTAAAACTTTAATGACTTTAATCCTGTAGATATCTGGTGCGCAGTAGTCATTAACATCTACAGTTAAATCTAAATACCTACGGCCAACCAGACAGTCCGTTTGTCGGGCTATCTGGTTGGCCTGTTCTAGAATTAGATAGTCTAGGCCAAATGGATCACGGTCTGCGTCAGTGCCAAAGTAGTTCCTACCTAGCATCCTAACATTGCGTTTAATTTGGCCTAGATTCATATCTAGAGTACTCCCTCACGTCCATTCTGGATGTGCATGCGAGTGATGTTAATAGTTGCTCCACTTCGTGCAGTCGCACTTACAACGCGGAGTCGTAAGAACTTTGCATATGACTGAAGTGGAAGAACAATCATGTCATCACCTGTAGCTGCAGCAGCAGTATAGGTATTCTGTGCTAACAATGTACTTGCGGATGGAGTAAATCCTGTTGTGTCAGATCCGTGTAATTCAACAAGAACCGTGTCAGCAGCAGTTAAACCAGTATGGTTAAACGCCACATTGACATATAAAGGATTAAGAATTTGGCCACGCACATAATCAGCTGCAGTCACGGATCCATCGTTATTGGAATCCATTACCGCACCACTAACACCGTTCATGACCAACCCGCCGTAATTAAGTTCTACGGAGCTACCAGCAACGTTAGGTCCAGTAGTGGTACCGTTCATTGCAAGGGTAACAACACCATTTGCAGATGCCGTAGAAATCAGATACTGCGTAGCACCTGCAGTTGCGGTTGCGTAAGCAAATGTAAGTTTTGCGTCTCTCATATCAATCCTCCTTAGTTAGTTGCCAACCGCAGGCGTCCGATTGAGCGAGTGTTTGGCATCCAGAGACCCATACCCCAGTCAAACAGAACATTGTGCATAATTCCGTTTTCCTTGGACTTACCTAAGTATTCAGGCTTAAATGGACCAGACTGCCAACCCTGTACATAACCAGTGCCATAGCGTACAGCATATATGTCAGCAAAGTTTGAAGGAGCAGTAATGACAGGAGTTGTTCCGTCTAACTTACGTCCTACAGTGCGGATCTTAGCACCTTTATATGTATCAACCGAGCGGTCAAATGCATCATTATCGGTGTTAAAACCAGTACCAGCTCCAAGTTGTCGGAGTACAAATTCAAACCGACGCTTGGTATCTTCATTCATGTATAGGACAACGCCAGATCCATCAGGGGAGTTTAAGTTGTCAAATAATTCCTGAAGTGCAGATACAGTTCCGTTAGCTTCAAGAGCGTTGTAGGAACTTGTTGTGTCAAGAGATGCAACAGTCGATGCTGGTGCAACAAGACAGTCCGTTGGAATATCGTAGTCAGCGCGATGCTCTAAACGATATTTAAGTCCAGGGAAACAGTCTGGGCTGTTTCCAGCTGTAACAGATGTTGGGTCGTTGTTAATGAACTTGTCATTAAAATCATATGCAAAACCCTCCATAAAAATCTTGATCTGTGCTTCAACTGGATCAATGATGTTATTTGGCTGGTCAAGCAAACGAGAGTCAACAGTAATCTTATTGCGAATAAGATACATCTGCTCTTCGTACGACTTTGGCTTACCCTTAATTGCGTTTGGCTCACCGTTAATGGATGACCAAGTTGGCGTCGGGATCGTGCCAGCTTCGTTCGTATAGCGTACACCGATCTGCCGTAAGGAAGGCGATGTATAGAAAGGGATGTCCTTGATTGCGTTCCATGTCTGGTGCAGGGACATGGTGATTTCTTTTACAAGAGGATCATTTGAAAGGACAGCTTGATCTGCGAGTGTAAGTGCACCGTTAAAATCGATAGCCATTGGTTACTCCTAACGCCCAATACCAAGCAATCGCGTTATTCCTGATAACGCATTTCGCTGTGGTTGCTGGGGCTGTACTACAGGTTGCGCTGATGCGCTTGTGTCAATTGGTGTCGGAACGGAACGACGTTCTGTAACCATATCAAGCAATTCTGGTACTAATGATTCAACTAAACCCTGAACTTGATTATGAACAGCTTTAGCTGCTTCAGAAGGACTAATACCTGAACTGATTAATTGTTCAACAACATCTTCGGCCCGACGTGCATATGGAAATTGTTCATATGCCTCTACGCGTTGCTGAGAAATCATATAGTTGTTCATCTGCGAAACGACTTGGTCGTATCTGAACTTATTGATTTCTGCTTCTGCGTAGGCACTTGCAGCTTCAGGGTCAAAGTATTCGGTGTTGACTTTCTGTTGCCAACGATCACGAATGCCCTGTTCCTGCCTAGCAATTTCCTGCTGCTGTAATGCTTTTTGGACATCAGCTGCAGATTTGAAACCGCTACTTTCAAATTGAGTTATGACATCGCGCCATTTGTCTAATGCTTCTTGTTGTTGACGTAAAGCCTTAGCTTCCTCGTTAACTTCTCGAAATCGATCATATGGAACGTTTGCTGGTTTTTCCGGAGCTACCGTATCCAGCAGTTTTTGCCTTACTCTTGTTTCTACATCAGTTTGTTCGTAAACATCTGTGTAATCATTATCGTGGTCACCTGATTGAAAAACGGGTTCATTATTTAACGCCTCGAACCCATCGTTGTCAGGGACGGCGCTTTCCCTAACAAAGTCCATCAATGCTCCACCCGCACTGCCCGGTGCCGCTGCTGGCGAATCAGCGGTTCGTGTCACCATCTCTTCGGACATTTACATCATACCTTCTTGTTCTGAATTATTGCCAGCTTCTTCATCTGGCTGCATGGTTTGCATTAGTTTCTGCTTACCAAGATCTGTTATGGCACCATCCTCATTTGCTGCTGCCATAATTCCTGCCTTTGCAGACTCAAGAGCAATATCTGCTTCTAGTTGAGCCTGTATTTCAGCAGTGCGTTTTTGTATTTCAATCTGTGCTTTAATTTGTTCTTGCTCAGGATTGAACATCTTTCCAGCATTCTGTTGTGCTGATTGTTGTTGCATCATTTCCATTTGCTGAGCTTGCATAGCCTGTTGCTTTTGCATCTGCCCATCAAGGTGCTGATAAATCCTAGATGCATGAGGCATGTTGGTTAATTCAATAAACAACCTATTTGTATCAGGATCCATTGGATCTCCAAAGACACCCATCTGCCTTAATGCAGCCATCTTTTGCAACCGTTGATCTGGCCCATCTTCCATTGAAGATCCCGGCACATACACAATTCGATATTGACCACCAGACTTCAATGCATCAAAACGCATAACACCTTGAGCAATCTGATCTTGTGGAAGCATCTTTCCTTGCACGTTTCCGACAAATGGAACGATGCCGAATTGTTCAATAAGAGATACTTCCCACTCTTTAATTTTTGCAGCACTAATTTCAATGTCCGCACGGATGTAACTATGCTGCGTATTGTCACTTCTCTGTAATAGTCTCACAGCCTCTGCAGGAGTTCCAGCTGCAGCTTGACCTTGAGATACGTCATGTAAACCAGCAATGTCCATCATGTCACGTTCAATAAATTGCAACAGTGGAAATAGATCAGATCCAATACCCGGCGCCCGTTGAATTGTAGGTGGATGACTACCACGCATATAGTTGATACGTCGATAGATGCGGTTTTTGTCATCAATGTCATCACCGCTGTTGTCGTATGCGTCGGCTCCGACACCACTTAAGTTTTCGACTAAAATGTAATCTTTTTGTCCCTCAAATTGCTCAAGCAATCTGGAGTACACACGATTGTATGTACTTTGCAAAGCACATAAGTCAAACCCTAATGAATAGCCATACGGTGTACCAGAACGTGGTTGCCACCTAAGTGGAATAAACGGAAATGAGTCTTTCTTCTTGTATGGCCATGTTCCAGCATAAAGCAAACAACTGTTTGTTGAGACAATATAACGTCCATCCGGATACAGAGCAGATGGCTTTTCCCAATATTCATATACAACAGCAGCCATCTTTTTAGTATCTTGATTATTCATGTGTGACGTAGATGGTTGAACCCAGCCACGCCCTGAACCATTTGAACCGTGAAGATAACTATCTACATATCCACTATTTGTTCCAGATAGCGCATCTGGTTTTACGGCTTTACCGACGTCTCCGTAAGAATCTACGAACCAAGACAACGGCTTTACCATTGCGTGAATCATCCAACGGACATCATCGTCTCGTTTTGCAGAAGGATCTAAATACACGTCAAACGCTGGTAGGATCTGTTCGACTACATCACCAACACGCATCTTCGTATGGCCAATAACTGATGTGCCAGTTGCATCCATTTGAGGAACTACTTGTTCACGATTGTTATCCCAGAAAAGTTTTACGTAAGAGGTGCCACAAACGCATGCCCATCGCACACGTTCTTTAGTTTGTGTTTCGCGGTCATACTTGCGGTTATAGTGACTCAACAGAAAGTTAGCTTCGTCAGATGCAGCTAGATCTACAGGGTTGTGACTGATCGGAACAGCAGTTACATCTGGCGAACACTGGGTTAATTTTCCTACAACTCCATCAACAAGAGGACGTATCTTATTGACAGTCATGTATCTATTAGGTTCTTTGTCGTTCTGTATAGATACTAGGTTTCTTGTCTCACTATTGATCCTAAACCACTGGCGCCCTTCAAAAAATGCAGTGGCCATAATCCACTCTAGTTCCATTTCTTGACGCGCTCTGTAAGCAAGATCAAATTGTTCTTTGACGAATGTTGTAATCTTGCGAGCTTCTTCAGGCTGTTCTTTTGGAGACACCTTCCAATCTTTATTATTTAGATCTAGTTTAAGGTTGTCTTTTTCCGTCTTCTCTAATGACTTGGAATCAAATGAGCCTATCGTTCCTGTTGACGGATTTTTCTGATAAGCAGTAACTTTTGGCTGCTTGTTTGCGCCACCCATGAGGCTATTTAGTACCATGTCTTGAAGGCTCATATTTATACCCACTTCTGCCCGTCATTAATTTGCGCAATCAATACTCTTTCATCTTTAATTTCACGCAATATAACCATAACTCTCGCCATTAAATACACATGAGCTATAGCACACACAGAAATTATGATCGCGACTTCTACACCCATTCTGAGTTTTTACCTTTATTCATCCAGCGTGGAACATATTTTCCAGAACTGCTACTTTCAGATGACACTTCAGGACATTTTACTGGATATTCTCTCCACATCATTCCGTATCTAAAACTATCAATAGCGTGATCGTTTTTTGTTCCACTATCAATATCTTCTGGATCGCGTGGGTGAGCCATTGTGTTTGCTAGTTGCTTAATTAAATTAGGACATGTACCACGTACTATCTGTA